CTGCGTCGTACCTCAAGAAGGCAGGCGTGTCGGCCAAGAAGCAGCTGGGGCATTCGTCCGAAGAGATGGCCGAGACGCACTACTACGACGAGGAGATAACGGGCCGGGAATCCAACCTCGACTACCTTCCCGACATCACGCAGCGGCCGGCAGACAGGCCTGACGATGGGCCGGGAAAGCCGAGATAGGCCAGGCACGGGCGAGCGGCCGGGGGAAAGGGAGAAACCCCAGCCGCTCAAGCCCGGCCCGGATCAGTAAGAAACCGGCGGCTCGTTTTCTTTCATAGCCGCAGCCACCGCGAGAAGTTGCCACTCGGCCTTGAGCCGCTGAACCTCGCCCAGAAGGTGCAGCACCATGGCAGCCAGTGAGCCGCTCGTTCCGGTGTAGGCACCGGAGAAGCGGCGTGCTGCCTGCTCGCACTCCAGCAGGTAGGCGTCAGTGAGCGGATCAGCCACGGGCGTCCTCATCAAAAAGCACAATCGCCAGCAGGCTATACGCAGACAGGTCGAGCAACGTGTCACGCACTCCTTCGTGTACAAGCCGCCCAGTGCGGCAGTACGTCTTCAGCCGCTGCACCTTGTCGGCCACTCGCACGAGGCAGCCACGCCAGGGCTCGATGCCAACGAACTCGGCACCCTGGCGGATGTTGGCTAGCGGGTCGCTTTCGCTTCCGTAGTCCTGGCTCTTGCTCAGGTGCAGCTGCCGCAACTCCTCGAGCAGTTCCAGAAACGGCAGCGAGCCTGGCTGCTCACGGTTCAACAGGCCGTCGCCTCGCAGGCGTTGCTGCTCCAGCAGATCGTCAAGGTACTGCTCGTTGGCGATGCGGTCCCATTCGATGTGTTGCGTTTCCTCTGCTTCGGCGACTTCAGGCAGAGCTTCCGTTACAGGCGGCGACACGTCGCGCCAGCGGCGGTCAATGTCTGCGGCTTGCTCAGCACCGAACCTCTCAATGATGTCCGCGGCTGTCGCCCCGCCTTTGGCCTGCATGGTGGCGTACCACTCCTCGTGCGGCTTGCCGGCGGCCTGGGCCTCACGGCGAATCTCCACGGCTTGCCGCAGCTTGGTGTTGGCATCTTCAATCGTCGTTGTCATTGTCGTCCCTTGGGCTGTCGTGAAAGGATGCTCGCAACTCGGTGTGTTCTACGTTCCACCGCAAGAGCATCCACCAACCACCGAGCGGTCTGGCACTCATGCCCTTCTCAACGGCCCAGCCATCGGTGAGGCACTCCTGCTTGTAGGCCGCACTCCGCACGAGGTGCATGGGCTTTACCCGTGCAATGCCGGTTGGCGACAGCCGCTGGCGGCTCGCCTCAATCAGCGTCCGCTGGTGAACGTGCCCGGCGTGGATGCAGTCGGCGTCAACGTCCACGAGGTAGCGGCTGTAATCAATGACGCCTCTGGTGACGGGTCCGCCACCGCCGTACCCGTGGTGATACCAGAGACGGTACAGGGCCGTGTTCGTCTTGCCGGATCTGGCCCGGAACATCACCCAGCCTGAGTAGCCGGCAGCCCGGCACTTGGAGCCACGCACCCGCAGCTGTTCCACGAGCCTGGTGGTGAGGCACGTTTCCATTCGCTTCCGCACGGCCGTCTCGTGGTTGCCGGGCGTGATGAGTGCCATCTGCTCACGGTATGGCTCAAGCCACTCGGCACACTGCGTCACGATGTCGTCGTAGTAGTTGCCTCGCTGGAACTCTGGCCGCACGTCCCATTTGCCATTGCTGCGGGGATCGTACTTGCCGCCCATGGCGTCGAAGTGATCGCCGATGGAAAGCACGGCGGCGTTGAGTTCCTTGGCCTTGCGGAGATCCGCTGCCAGTTTGTCCCGATTGCACTTCATGGAGTCCCAGTGCCAATCGCTTGAGAGCAGCACCCAGAGACGAGTTGAGAAGTCGATGCGGGTAACGCCGCCATCGAGCGACGTGACGAGCCACGGGTCGGAAGCGTTCTTGCGGCGGAACGTGCCTGCACTACGGCCCATCGCTCACCTCCCTGTAGCCGAGGCTGTAGAGAACCTTGGCAATATCCTTGCCAGCCTGCTCGGTGTGCTCTTCGCTCGCCGTTGGGTAGAGAGCGTGAAGCAACTCATGCACAATGATGGTGAGCTTGTGGCGGCCTCGAAGCCCATCGTGAATCAAGATCCGTGGCCGCTTGGACTTTTGCGAGAACGTGTAGCCGTAGGCCTGGCCCTTGAGATCCGTGAACCGGATCAGCCACCGCTCGTCGCCGTTCAATGTGAATACGTGATCGTCTGCCACGGGCCGCCCTTTCACGACTCACCGTAGACGAGGCGTCAACCGATGCCGATCTTTCGGCCGATCTGATTCAAGGATTCCTGACGCTTCTGGCATCCGCAGTCACGGCCAACCAAGGCCGAAACGCGCTCTTTGGTGATGCCAATGGCGGATAGGCCAGCGGACACCATGTCGCCAAGTCCGGGCTTTGCATGCGGGTACGCTGGGTGAGTTTCATCTACTGTGATCGTTTCCCCATCCTGCGAAACGATGCACGCACGGACCTCGTCAAGCGTGTATCCACGCTCGCGGCATCGCTGCTCTAGGTGCAGCAGGGGGCAGCTAATCATGGCAGGCAGTTTGGCGTGGGGTCCGCAAGAAACGGCGGGAACGGAAACTCAGAAAAAAAATACTTATCTGGATCGTATATCAAACTTACGCTTGAACTCCGATACTCATACTGCAAAGTCCCAGTTAATGCATTGCTTGACACATCAACAAGTTCCGCACTATTAGCACCTGTGCACCTCAGTTCAAAGGCTCTAAACCTATGTAGCACTTTAAAAGCCGGGAATGGATTGCCCGGGTATTGATAAGAAGACCAACACTCGTAGCTCTGTGCATAATCCCGAACATAAAACGTCTGCCCGCATCCTTGAGATGCGTACCCAGTTTTAAGGGAAACGCCATATGTGCTTGGGAGGTTGTTAAGAAAACCTATTTCTTGTTCCTGTTGGTGGCCAAGGTTATTTGGTGGATATATCGTGTTTGGGCAGTTTGAGGTTGTGTAAGTTTGTGAAACTGTGCCTCTCGTTAGAGAGCAAGAAGGCACACAAGCACACGGGTTGCAGCACGGGCAAACCATCAAGGCACCCGCAGTCTTATGTAGGCTGACGTGGCCGTGGCCGTGATAAGCGTGATGCGTGCCGTGCTCGGCGTCTGGCCCACGGTGATTCCGCAGGTGTTGGTGTTTAGCGTCGCTGCAATTGCGATGCTCACAAGGCTTGTGCCGTTCTGCGTCTGCGTCACAAACACCGCCGTGCGTGCCTCAAGCTTCGGCACGACGAGCCACCAGTTTGTGCCCTCTCTCCCAACGATGCACGTCTCGTCTGTATAGCCAGGCAGCGTAATGGGCCACGACAGATTGACAGCATTGACTGTGGCGGTCGGTGCGTATTTGAACGCCACCGTCTTAGTGCTGTCGATTGGCCACGCACCCGAGAACGTGGCGACACGCACCTGCTTCGGCGTTCGCCCATCGATGCGACGGTCAAACGTCAGCGGCGACGCACTCGGCGGCGTGGTCTCAGCCGCACGCACCACATTCGCAATCCGCTCAGCGGACTCGTACGTGAACTGCACCGCATCGGCGGGTTTTCTCTGACGTGCCATTACGACGGCGGCGTACCGAAGAGCGTTGTGAAGTCGGCTTCTGGATTCACTCGACGAGCAAGGATCGCCGGCCGGCCGTTCGTCTGGTTTCCGTTTCCATCAAGCCCAACAGGATTTGCCGAGGCTACCCATTCGTTATTTTGAAAGTCAAATACCATGGCGCGTCGCTTCTGACCGCCGCTCAAGTAGTTCCAGCCAACGTCAGGCAACTGCAATTGCCATCCTGTCTGACGGTAGACGAGCTCGTGCGTAGTGGCCCAGTAGGAAACCACCGTGAATCCAAACATCTCAATCGTATAGGTGGCGTTCACTCCAGCACACCGCCATGTGTATTGGCCGCCACCGAAGTACGTTGCATTGTTGAGGCTGTTCGTGGCCGACATCTGTGCTGTTGGAAATGCCGTGTAGTTTTTCTTCATCGTCGCCGTGACAAGACTTTCGTCGGTAACGAGCGACTCAAAGTAGTCGTAAGCCGAGGTCGTGAGCGGGTACATCGTTCCGTTGCCGCTGCCTTCGTAGTAGAAGAGCGCAGGCACTTGCCCCGGCTTTGACTCAAACGTCCACTCGGCTGCGCGTAATGTTGGCGTAAGAAGTTGGTTCGGCGTCACCACCCCATACTCAGCCACAACTTCAACGTGGTACGGCGATTCGCCGTATCGTTCATTGATTGAGATTTTGCGGAGGCCGAGTGATGTAGCACCCGGATGCGGCTGTCCCCAATCCACAACTCCACCAGCAGAAACTAAACCGATATCACTGTGCGAGACAATCTGGACCTCTGTAGGTGGATTGTTCTGGAGCGTGTCGTTGGAAAGCACGCACACCCAGCGGCGTGTCGCTACAGGCTGCCCGAGCAGGTCAATGTCAAACGTCCGCGCTAGTTCCTGGCCGCTGGTCACGCCCATCAGTTCAGCCTCCCTGCACCGACAATCGCCACAGGCTGGTTAAAGTAGTTGCCTGCCGCCTGCGCGATGCCGCTATTGATTCGCTCCAGCAACTTCGTCTGCAGCCGCTGCTGGATGAGTGCCGGGTCTTGGGCGTTGGCTGCGAGTTGCAGCACAAGATTCGCCCCCTCCACGGTGCGAACGTCCTGCGTAGCGATTGTCTGCGCCCCAAGCGTGTTGAGTTTTGCGAGCCGCTCTTCCTGCCGCTTCGCTTCAGCAGCGGCGGCCTTCTGCTGCTCTTCGAGGATCTTCTGCTGTTGCTTGTAGACCTCTTCCTGCACTCGCCGCTGCTCGCCAGCAGCGTCCTCGGCGGCCTTTTGTTGTTGACTGTATGCGTCCTGCTGAGCCCTGATTGCCTCGTCTTGCTGCTGCTTCTCCATCGCCACCCTGTCCTGGGCAGCTTTCTCACGAGCCTTCTCGGCCTCTTCAATGTTCTTGATCTCGTTGTTGAACAGATCCTGCTGACGCTGCACCTCGGCGTCAAAGGCTTCCTTGTTCAAGATGCCGGCGGATGCCTGCTCTTGAGCGGCAGCAATGCCCTCCTGCAGCCGCAGGGCGGCATCGAAGCCCGCCTGCCCGAACTCCTGCGATTTAACGATGAGCCCATTGATGCTGTTGTCCACAGCGTCAAACGCCGATTGGAAGCCTTGGCCGAAGCCCTGCTCCAAGGCCTGCTGCTGCTCCTCGAGCTTGGCCTGCAGCTGGTCCAGTTCGCCTTGTCGTGCAGCTGCGGCGTCAGCCTGGGCCACGTTGTCAGCCTGGCGGGCGGCGGCCAGTTCCTGCGACACTCGGGCCTGCTCACGCTGAACCGTCAGCAAGTCCTGCTCAAGGCGTGCCGCCTCGTCGTTTGTCTGGAGCAGTTGGTCAAGCCGCTTGCGGTCGGCGTCCACTTGGGCCTGTGCTGCGTCAGTCGCCTCTTGGCGGTTCTGCTTCTCCTTCACGAGCTCGCCGTTCAGCTGTTCCATGAAGCCGTTCATGATCTCAATCTGGTCTGCCGTCAGCTGGCCTTCGGCGGCCATCTGCGAGAACGTCGCCAGCGTGGCCTGCGACTGCTCAAGGAATGCGGACGTGCCGCCCTCGGCGGTCGATAGGAACTGGTCGAGGTCCGCAGTGGCGGCAGCCAGGTCGGCCTGCACCTGAACCTCGGGCAGTCGGGCGTTCTCAATCTCTGAACGCAGCCCACGGATGAACTGCTGACCGACACCTTGGCCAGCCGCTTCGGCGTCACCGCCTCCGGTGAAAATGCTGTTGAACGTATTGGCTGCATTGGCCGCAGCGGCCTCCATCTCAGCAGCGTTCTTTCGTGAAGACTCCTCGGATGCTGCGGCAAGCCCGGCACCGAACTGTTCAAGGTCATCGCTGACGTAGCTGCCGAGTGCCTCAATGATCTTGCCGAAGCCAATGAGCAAGGCGTCGATGCCAATCTGGATAGAGTTGAAGACGGCACGAAACGCTTCCATGCCGCTCACCAGCAACCGGCCGCCAACGTCGAACACTTGGCCCACCTCGGCCAATGACGTTGTGATGTCGCCGAAGTTCTGCATGAACGAGTCGAACACGCCAGCGAAATACTCGGCACCTTGCAGAAGAACGTCCGTGATGGCGTTGGCAATCCCGGTGCCGCCCTCACCTTGGCTGCCGCTCCACTCTTCCACAAACTTCAAAAACTGGTCGGTGACGGCAGTAACGGCGGGAGCGAGGTTGCCGATGACTTGCCCGATGATGCCGTCAACAGTGGCACGCACCAGGTCGAAGGCGTCGTTCATGTCGGCGACGTTGTTTACCTGCGTCTCGCTGATGATGATGCCAAGCCGCTCGGCACGGGCTTGCAGTTCCTCAATGCTTGCGGCACCCTCACGGAAGAGCGGAGCCAGTGCGGCTCCCTGCTTGCCAAAGATGGCCACCGCAGCAGCGGCACGATCTGCGGCAGTAGGCAGCTCCGAGATGGCGGCACCGATCTCTGAGAACTGCTGTTCCGGCGACAACGCCCGCAGTTCCTGCAGCGACAGGTTGATTCCCTTGAGTGCCTTATCGAGTGCGTCACCAGGCGTGGCCTTGCCGATGTTCACGGCTAGCTTCTGGACGGCAGTGCCGAAAGCCTCGGTATCCACGCCGGCCAACTTGGCTGCGAGCGAGTAGCCCTGCAGTGCCTCCACGCCAATGCCGGTGCGAGACGACAGGTCGTTCAGCGAATCAACGCCAGCGTTGACATTGCTGACGAGAGCAGTGACACGATTGGCAACGTCACGAAACACGTTGCCGATGGCCTGGACCCCGCCGACGAAGATTCGCCCAAGCTCAATGCCAGCCAAGATGCCTGTGTTTTTGGCGAGAGACTCCAGGCTTTTGTCGGCCTTCTGAGCGGATTGGCCAGCCCTATCAAGATCCGTGCGAGCCTTTTCGAGAGCACGGTTGTACGTCTCTTGCGAAATGCGGCCAGCCTTTAGCTGCGAATCAAGTTCGTCCACGGTGGCTGAATATCTCTCAACAGGAGAAATATTCGCCTTTGTGATTTCTGCCGCACGCTTAAAGGCTGCCGCCTCTTTGTTGATCTCATCGGTGAGGTCTGCGTATCTAGCCGCAAACTCTTTGGCTCCGATTTCTCCGCGCTCAAGACTGTCGGCGAGTTCCGCCAGAGAGCGAGAGGCATTGAACTGTGCGTTGGCGGCTGCAACATTCGCGCTCGCAAACTCGTCAAAAACACTAGTTGCTTTTGTTGCCTGTTTGCCCAGATTCTCCAACGCTCGCTCAGCCGGCGTGAGGCTCTTGATGACGCCGGATGCGTCAGCAGACACCTTCATCGCTAGTGAGAGAATGTTGGCCATAGTTACGTTTCAAAGATTGCTGAGAGTTTCGCCAACTCCCTGGCCATCTCCTCTGATGTCTGCGGTGGTTTCTCGATTGGGACGAAGTCGCTTGCTTTTGGTGCCTTGCCTCGCTCGCTGTACGGTGCCAGCACCGCACTTGTGAGCAGGCCTGTCTGCTGCCACGGATCAGGCAAGGCGTGGTAGTAGCGGGTGAATGCCACCCACTCCGACAACTCCTGCGAATCCATGCGGCGTGACAGTTCACGCACCGTCATTCCTAGGTGCCCGGCGAGGCGGAAAAGGAATCTCCGCATCGGCCGGGTCTTCAGTTTTTTGCGAGTTCCTCCACGTCGCTTTCAGTCATGTTGTTGTGCTTCATCGCCTTCTCGAACAGCTTCGACACAACAGCCGAAGACTTCTTCGCCAGCTGCTCGATGCCCTGCTCGTCGAAGAGCCGCTCGCCGTTCTCGGGATGGCACAGGCAGCGGGCCAAGTACTTCGTGCGGAAGTTGTCGATGCCACGCTCTTTGTTGCCGATCCACTCCTTCTCGTAGCTGTCCCGCTCCTCCACGGTCATCACACGGATGCCGAGCACCAGCGGCTTGCCGGTGGAATCCTTCCACTCCTTCACCGTTACCTTCAGCACAGACAGGTCGTCCGATGCGAGGATCTGTGCGGCGAGTTCTTGCACTGTCAGGGCCATGAGAATCTCCTAGGCTTGGACTCTGAGCGTGACGCCGTAGCGGGTCACGTCGTTCACCACGCCCTGAAACGTCAACCTCTCAAGCACCGCCGTGGCACGGTAGGCAAACCCGCCGCCAGCAATCGTGACGAGCGAGCGGACGCCGTAGTTGGCAGTTGAGACGTTGGCCGTTGCAAAGCACGACATCTCTA